CAATTAATCCTTGAGTTCCTGTATTACCTTGTATTCCTTGACTACCAACAAAACCCTGTATACCTTGTGTGCCTGTAGTTCCTTGTGTACCAGTATTACCAGTAAAACCTTGAATACCTTGACTACCTGTAGCACCAGTTGTACCAGTAAATCCTTGGGATCCTGTAGATCCTATTACACCTTGGGATCCTGTAGTACCTTGAGAACCAATATTTCCTGTTGTTCCTTGGTTTCCAGTATTTCCTGTAAAACCTTGTATTCCAATTGATCCTTGAGATCCAGTATTACCTACATTACCTTGTGAACCTTGTAAACCTGTGTTTCCAACAGCACCTTGAGAACCTATATTGCCTTGACTTCCAATAGTACCTTGAGTACCATTACTTCCGGCTGTACCTTGAGAACCTGCATTACCTGTATTTCCTTGAATACCTGTATTGCCTTGTATACCATTTATACCAATTTGTCCTTGTATACCTTGTGTACCCTGAACTCCTATTCCAGTAAATCCTTGTGCACCATTAATACCTTGAAAACCAGTTGTACCTTGGCTACCATTTGCTCCATTACTACCTTGAATTCCTTGTACTCCTTGAATACCAACTCCACCAGTAAATCCTTGTAAACCTTGAAAACCTTGAATACCTTGATATCCTTGGATGCCTATTCCAACAAATCCTTGTATTCCTATAGGTCCTTGAATACCTTGAGATCCTTGATAACCTTGAACACCTATTCCAATAAAACCTTGAATTCCTTGTGGACCATTAAAACCTTGGATTCCCTGGATGCCTTGTATTCCTTGAATTCCTTGAATACCTACATTACCTTGTATACCAGTGGTTCCTTGTACACCTTGTCCTGCAAATGCACCTGAAATACCTTGGACTCCTTGGACTCCTTGTATACCTTGGACACCTATATTTCCTTCATTACAAAGCCAATTAACTATTTCATTTAAACCTTGTGCTACTGAAGTATACTGAGTTATTATTGTAGTTCCTTGGCAAATAATATTTTCTCCAAAATATATAACACAATCTGCATCATATACTTCTGAACAATGTTCAGGATCAGGACATATAAATTGAGGTTCACATGAAATAGGTGTAGTTAACCCATCATTACAAAAAAAATTTTGATTAGGTTGACTTTTGTCCATTTAGGTATTAATATTTTTTAATCTAGTATTAGATAAGAAATCTTTAATGTACTATTTAATGCTGTAGCAGCAGAAGCATTAATTATTTTAATTACAAAACTTCCATTTGCTATAGTATTAGTAACTAATATTGGCATTCCTGTAGTTGTTGAATCTACAGTTAATAATATTTTAGATGCTGTAGTTACTTTACTATTATTTACAGTAAAAGATGTATTAGCAGCACCAGCTAAAATACTAGAAACAGTTGTTATTGTTCCATTATGTGCATTAACTGTAACAGCAGTAGTTATTGAAGTTAACTGAGTTACATTAGCTGTATCATATACAGATTGTAAAGGTGCTGTATTAATAGCTAATGATAGATAACCATCATCTTTACTTGGGTCTTTAGCTCCAATAACTAATAGACTTGGTACATCTGTTGGTAATGTTGCTCTGTAATTACTAGATTTAATCCAGCTAATAAAATTTAAGATATCCATTTTTTTGTTTTTTAAGTATTAATAATATATATATAATATACAAAAATTTATTAATAAAAACAAAAAAATTATAGAAAAGATCCGGCAAAGAAAATTAAAAGAAGAGATGCAACAATAAAATATGAACCAATAACTTCACCTTGATGGTCTAGTTCATAAGCATCTTTAATATTATTGTATATTGGTCCTCTAAAAGAACTTCCTATAATCCATAACAAACATGCTATACTTAAAATAAATAACATTATTAAATAATTCATAAGGTTTCAATTCTACGTTGTAAATATACTAATGCTTTTTCTAAATCTTCTTTATTGTTAAAAGTTTTTTTACCAGCTCTAGCTAAATATTTTATTACATTTCCTAAGTAAAAATCTTTATCTAACTTCCAGGCTTCTAATACATTAAAAACTTCATATGTTGAATCTTTTCCACCATAGTATTTAGGACGTGATTCAAATGGTGGAATATCTTTTCTAAAATCATGAACATAATTTTTAGTATTATATTCTGAATCTAAAGTATTTTTAGTTCTTTTATCTATGTCTTCTTTAGATAATTCTTTAGAATTAATTTTATCAGTAGTTGTTCTTCCAGAAAAATACGGATTATCATCTGTTATATTTACCATATTATTGCTATGTCCATTTCATTAAACATTAACTTTACACTACCATCAATGTCAACTTTTTCTGCATGTTCTAATTGTCCAGTTGGAATATATACTGAATCTCCAATAGCAATCTCTTCTACTTTATCACCTATGGCATATACAGTTAATCTGTTCCATTGCTTCATTGCTTCATACATTAAAGCATCCTCATCTTTTTCAGATAGTTTAATTACTGTTTCTTTTCTTACAGGTACCTCAATAAGTATCCGTCTTCCTCTTAATGTTTTAAATTGTGTGTTCATTTTATTATTTATTAGGTTATCAAATTTAATTCTTGCTTCTAAGTTAGTTTCTGACTCTGATGTTAATTTTTGCCATATGCCTAACTCATGCTTTGTCATTCTAGTTATGTTTTAAAGTTGTCACTTTGTATTTAATAATTTTGACACAGCAGTCTGTGCACTAATTAATTCTCCTATAGCATGATCAAAAATAAAACTTTTAGAAGGTGACTTAGTTTCATTATTATAATGATCTTTTAAAATATTTACAATATCAGCAATATTTTTTTTTACTTTATAATCTGAAGAATCTTCTTCTGTACTAAATTCAATACCAATTAATTCTTCACCAAAGGTTAGAATTTTAGTTTCATTGATATCAATAATACCATTTGGGATGGGTGTAACTCCTGAACTCATAGTGTTGGTTTTTAAATATTATTTACAAATATATAATTATTTATAAATAAAAACAAATATATTAAAATTATTTTCCTTGACCTCGGTATAATTTTTTATAATTCTTAGAAGACTTAAGTTTAGATCTTTTAGTTTTTGCATGAATACCCGTTCTGGAAACTTTTGGTTTATCTAACTTAGTAATTGTATCTTTAATTTTTGCCATAATTTTTATTTTCTAGAAAAGAATTTTTTCTTTGGTTGCTCTACTTTAGTAGTCTTTAATTTTTCAATAATTTTATTTGCTTCTTCTTCAGCAAATGTTATTACCTCTTCTTCTTTATCTTTTATATCCCAGTTATTTAATAAGATACTCATGTGCATTGTCTCATGCATAATTCCTGTAGCTTTTTCTGTAATATTATATTTTTTAAAGGTACCTAAATTTATAAACAAGAATGGTTTATAAGGATCTTTAGCTGTAAGTTTTTTATCTGCCGGATCATAATTAGTTAATCCATATATGTAAACACCATTACCTTGATCTCCATTTTTAGGATTAGTCATGTCTACTTCTTCTGCTTGAGCATCTGCACGGTTAAGACCATGCATTTTTGGGACTTTATAGTAGTCAAAGATTTCAGTAGCATCATTACCAATGAGTAAAATATACTTACCCATATCAACTTTCTTCACATTATTTCTTTTTAGTTTTAACTACTCCACCTTTTTTTTGTTTTTTAAGATGCTGTTTTAAATAATTATCATATTTTTCCCAACTTTTTGAGTCTACTAGTTTCTTTTTTCCAGTTGCATCTTTTTTTACAGCTTTATTTAAATAAATAAGTGCACTATCTGCTATTGATTTATTAGCAAATTGTTGATTCCATTTTGTAGAACCCGGTAATGGATCTTTTTTTATAACATCTTTAACAATTTTATCTTTAATTATAATATCTTTTTTTAATGATCCTTTTTTTGGCTGTGGAGGCATAATTTCTAAATTTTAAGTTTATAGTATAATATACAAATAATTAATTACTTACACAAATGTGTATTATTCTGTATTATAAAACATTCTTTCAGAATCTTCTGTATGCCATTTATCAAATCCTTCACAGTTATAATAATCTTTGTTGACTAAGTAATCTGGTTTTTCTGGAAATGGTTTAGTTACAAATGAAGGTTCAGACCATTTAATTCTGTTATTAGGTTGGAGTGCAATCTGACCATTATCAAGTAAAATAATATGATGACTTTTATGTTCTAGTGCATCTTCTGCTAGAGATAGATCTGTGTTAAGATCATTAGATCCCCAGTTTATGGTACCGTAATAACTACCCGGGTAAAACTTATGATCTTTCATATACACTTCTACATTGGTATCATAAAGATAAGAGAGATGAAGAAGAGTAAAGTTA